AACCACATCCCCGTTGAAGATGTTGGTGGCGTAGCCTTGGCCGATGGGGATCATCCGAGTCGAACCTGCAAACGGAATACCGCCCTTCAGGTTGATCGGCTCAAGCCCGTAGGGCTTGTCAATCGTGGGGAAAGCCATTTATGACTCCTATCAGGAACCGTTACCGAACGACCCACGCGACGTGCTGCTTTTCTGTTCAGCAAACAACGGCATGCGCGGATCACTTTGACTGGCGAACTTGTTGTTCACCGAGAGCGACTGACTATTCGTCAGGTCGGTGTAGTGCGCCGTGCGCTGCTGCACCATCTCTTCAGGCATCTTGCACAGCATCAATCCGCCGATCTCGATGTTCCCCGTCTTGGCGTTGGCTTCATAAGCCAATTCAGGGTGATCTTCTGCCTTGACGGGCTCGTAGCCCTCACGCAGTCGTTGCGACACATTGGTGGGGTTTGCGTCCCCCAGCAGATGCGTCATCACCCACCGGAAGCCCATACCGGGCTCTTGAACCGGCTCAGGGAGCGTAGAAGCGGGACGCCAGCGACGCTGCGTCTTCTCGCGGGTAGCGAGTTCTCGGGGCGTGCGGGTCTCAGCCATTCTGTTGCTCCAGTCGTGCCACGTTGCGGGCATACTCTTCCAAGGGGACGCCGAGGCGTCGGGCGATTGCTACTTGCGATTGCGTCAGCTTGATCTTTTTCGCTGACGTAGCTCTTTGCGTCGGTGCTACGACGGTTGCTGGCCGTTTGGCCGGCTCGGGCTTGGGAGCCTCGAATTTGTCCGGGAAGACATGCCGGAGCCTGGAGTCGATGGTATCGAAGTACTCTTTCGACCCCGGGGTGTACCCGGACCTGACGAGTTTGTTGTGCACGCCCATCGCAAGACTCGTCATCTCATCGTCTTGCCCGAACCACGGGTTCCGTTGCTTCCAAGCCTCAGTGGCTGGGTCGATCTGCGGAACCGGCGCTTGCTGCGAGGGCTGTTGAGGCGCAACGGTATCACGTTGTTCTTCGGTTTGCAAGGGGGTAGGCTTCAACGCCTTAACCCGCTGCTGTGCAAACACCGCTTCGTTCAGCTTGGCCTGTGCTTCGACAAACGCTTCAGTGTCGCCGGCCTCATGTGCGGCCTTCAGCGCTGCTTTGGCTTTGTCAACCTCGACATCCGCCAGACGCTGAGCCTGAGAGACGAAAGCCGTCGTGCCACTGGTCACTTGGCTCTTGAGCTTCTTGTTCTCCTCAGCCAGCACCTGTGCAGCGCGGATGGCTTCCTGATGCTGTCGCTCCAGCGCCTCCTTGGCGCGGCGCTCATCGTGGCGGGCGTGCGTCAGCTCCTTGATCCGGTTGCGGACCTTCTCGCCGTACTGCGCCAGTTCATCGTCCGTGGGCTCCTCCACGGGCTTCTCCAAGGGTTTGCGGCCCTTGTCCTGCTCAGGGGTATCGTCAACGATCTCGATCTGAGTCTCGTCTTCGATCTCGAAGTCCACACTGTCGGTGGCCTTGTCAGTGGCGGTGTCCTTGGGTTCGATTTCGTCGGGGAATTTGAATTCAGCCATTGGTGCTCCTCAGCAGCTCAACTTCTGCCTTAAGTTCGCGCGTTTTGCTTTCCAAATAATGGAAATACGTGTTCTGTTCGTAAGAACGGGCCTTCAGTACGCGCTCCATGTTCTCGAAGCGGTTCGCCAACGTGCGAAGTTGCTCCGCCATTTGCGTCATTTCGTACCAAAAGAAGTCGTCCGTTACGCCCAAGAACTCATTCTCTTTAGGTGCGGGCGTCATGCTCGCGTGATCCCGCGAGGGTCTTGCACCACAGCCTCCACCTGATCGTCGTTGATCAGACGGAACTCACGACCGTGAATCTTAAAGCGCGTGCCCGCGTAGGCGCGGGTGATGACGAAGTCGCCTTCTTTGCACCAGGGGCCGCTGGGGAACTTGTCCATGTCAGCGTAGGCTTGGGGGCCCGCCTTGAGCACGAACAGCACCACGGTGCTGTGCTCCTCGACACGGACGGTGGTGTCCGCCTTCAGGATGCCGCTCTCGTACTTGTCTTCCACTTCGGGAAGCGCACAGAGTAGTTTGTAGCCCGAGGGCTCGGGGAGCTGCTTCGCCTTCTCAGAGTCAGGCAGGTCATTCACGTCGTCGTTCATGGTTCTCTCTTGCGGGCAGGTTAGCACCGTGGCTTGCCCGAGCACCACGGCGTGTGGTCCGGGTCTTCGACCCGGGGTTGGGGGTTAATTGTCGTTGCGTTTAGCGACCTCAACGAGGTCGAGGAGTTCGCGCTCGGCCAGCGCCAAGCCGTGGATCACACCACACATGTAACGGTACTCACCGAAGTCTTTGGCGGAACCTCCGGCGATATTGTCCGCCATGTTGTTGAGTTGCTCGCGGAGTTTTTGTCTCAACACCATCAGAATCTTCTCGTCCATTACTTAGCTCCTGTGTTGGGGGTAGTCCGAGGCCGTGAAGCGGTGATGACTTTGACCGCCCTATCCGCGTCCTTATTTTGTTTATCAACAACAGTCTTGATGGTGGCCTTACGGTCCTCGGACATGAGGCGCTGACGGTCGAGGTTCAGCCGTCCCATCGCCACTTGGTAGTCCATCGCGTCGTTCTGGGCCTTGCGCTTGCTGTCGCGCTCCTTGAGTTGCAACTCTGCCTGGGCGATCTGAAGCTCAGGGTTCTGCGCCTGCTGTTGTGCTGCCTGCTGTGCGGCAGCGGCTTGGTTCATCACCAGCGTGCGTTGTGCGGCAGCGGCCACCAGCGGGGCCAGGGCCTTCTCGTCCTCCGGCGAGATCGGTGCGGTCTCATCCTCGTCCAGCGCGGGCAGTGGCACCCCCAGCGACATCTCGACCTGTGCGCGGTACGAGAACCCAGCATGCTCCGCGATGTGAGCCATGAGCGCAGCCATCATCTGCTGCGCCATCGGGTTCTGACCGATAGCCATCATGATCTTTGGGTCTTGCATGAACGCCTGATGCGCGGCGAGGTGCGCCTCGTGATCTTGGTACGCGAATGCCTTGACGGGCTTGCCACGCAGCACGGCCATGTTCTCGGTGATGGGGTCTTCCGGGCGCTTGTCCTCGGGCAGCTCCACGATCTTGTCCGCGTTCTTGATCCCCAGCACCTCCAGCATCTGGCGGTGGAGTCGTGGCAGGTTGTAGATCTGTGGAGCCTGCGTCGAGAGCTGCAACGCAGCTTGGTACTGCACCACCCGCTGGCTCATCGTCGCCGCGTTCGGGTCGCTGACCGGGATCACCTCCACCAGGGAGTAGTCGCTGCGCCGCGCACGCGGCACCGCCGTGTCGGGCTCGTAGTCGTAGCTCTCCGGGGCGAAGTCCGCGATGATCGTCTTCAGGAGCTTCAGCTCCTGCTTCATCGAGAAGTGCAGCCGCGCCTGCACCGCCGACATGATCTTGAGCTGGCGCTCCAGCAGCGCCAGGGTGGTGCCCACCGGGGCCTGGGCCGACATGTCACTAACCTTCATGTCCGCCGTAGCGGCGAACCGTCGAGCCTCGTCCACGATGCCATTCAGCAGCCCCAGGAGCGTCTGAGACGGCTCCTTGTAGGGCAGGGGCATGATGTTGTCCCGCACCGTGCCTGAAGGCACGTCCACGTCCCTGAACTCACCCGGCGCGATGGGGGTGTCGTCCCCCTTGATCCGCAGGCCACGGCTCTTCAAGCCCCCGGGCAGGTTGCTCAGCGTCCCAGCATCGACAAGCTGGCGGGTCAGGCTCGTGGCACTCTTGGCCGCACCGCCGATGAGGTGGATCAGCCCGAAGCCATAGGCCCCAAAGCCCGGGATGTACTGGTAGTGCACGAAGTGCTGGCGCGGCTGGTAGGTGATGTCATCCTCAAGCCAATTCCGCCGAATGGCGAGCACCGCACCCGTGTCTTTGATCACGGTGACGACATAGGGCCGCTCGATGGCAGTGGGGTTGCCGTCCTTGTCCTTGTGCTCATCGCCCGGGATGCTCAGCTCGACATGCATTTCTAACAACAAAAACCGATCATCGTGGGTGGCGGCGAACCCCGTCTCCTCATCCTTGCGCTTTTGGATCTCGTCAATGTTCTTGTTGGGCTCGCCGATGTCGATGTCACGATAGAACCCAGCATGTTGCAGGCGCAGGATCTCGTTCTTGGTCTTCCTCATCCTGTGCGTGATGCGCGGGCACGAGCTGAGTTCCGAGGTGCCGTAAGGCAAAACAACGTCTTCGGCGGGGATGAAAGTCGAGATCTGGCGATTGAGGTTGGGGTCGAAGTAGACCTTCTTGAAGGCGGATCCGGAGATAGGCAGGTTCCAGAGCATTTTCTCGTGCTCAGGGCGATACTCCACCATGACTTCCGTCAGTTGGTAGTTCATGTCCGCCTGCACCCGCGATGCGGCGTCTTCCTTCTGCCGGGTCCGTTTCCCAATGATGTTGGTCTTGACCGGGCCTTGCGCCGGAAACGACTCCATGATGGCTTCGCTCTGGAAGCGCACCACCGCCTCGGTGAGGATGGGCGAGAAGACGCCGCAGGCACCAGACCACGGCTCAGTCCGCTCCTCGTACTTGAGGCCCAGGAGCTTCAGTCCATCGGCGTAGGTCTCTTCCCAGTCCTTCCGGCTGTTGATGTCGTTGTCGTAGTCGCCCAACAGGTTGCCTGAGATCTCCTCAAGCGTGCCCTCGTCAAGAGTGTTGGCAAGGTTGACTTCAAACCCCTCATCAAGGTCATCTTGCCCGGGCACCAGCGTGATCTCAAGGCCATCGGCACCGATGGTGACACTGTCGGGGCTCTCGATTTCGATCTCAATGTCGGGTGCCTCTGGCACGCCCAGCCCAGGCAGGGGCGGCACGCCCGTCGAGTACAACGCTTTGTCAATGTTTGTTGCCATGATGGGCTCCGAAGTCTTGGGGTGTTAGGGTTGGCGCGTGGCGTCAATAGTACGCCGCACGGCGTGGGCGATTTAGGGCGTCGGGGTCACGCAAGTCGGAGGATAGACTGATCAGCCCCCCTTGACGGAAGCGTGCGAGGGCCATCGAGGTGCAGTCAACCATGTCGTCGTGAGATCCGAACGGGAACGCTACGCACTGCTCAATCACTTCTTCAGCCCACCTACGGCCCTCGGGGTACCACACCATGCCACTGCGGATGATGTCAGCCACGGCGCTCAGGCGAGCAACCTTGTCCCCGGTGCCCCGGTGAGGCGTGAATTCTTGCACGGGGATGCCCATGCGGCGCAACTCTTGGTACAACGGCGTGCCGTTGGACTTCTTCTCAACGATGAACGCCTCCGGCTCCCACTCGTGGTACTCGCGGATAGCGAGGTCTTTCAGTTCGGGGAATTCGACTCTGACGTTGATGGCGTTCATGAGGATGATGTGCGGCTCACCATTGGTCAGATTGTCATCGCTGAAAATGCCCCAAGTCAAGAGCGACGTAAAGTCAGCACGGGTGCTTTTCTCTGCCGCTGCGTCCAGCGTCATGATGACGAAGTCACACTGCGGCGGATTGTCTTGTTTCCAAGGCTTCCACCAATCCCGTTGAATGATTGCACCCTGCTCCCCTGTCGGGTTCTGCATGTATTGCGCGTTCCACTGGAACAGCGGCATAGACGCTTTGGTGCGCTCTAGGGCGTCAAGATCAAACTTCTCCGGCCAGAGGGCTTTTGGTCCTGAATTAGTGTCAAGAATGGCGGGGAACTCAAAAACTTCGTACTGATCCGCCTTGGGATTGTTGGCACCGTCCTTGATTAAGTGCCCGATGAGGTCGTCTTGGTGCCAGCGGGTGTGAACAACGGCGATTCTGCCCCCTGACATGAGGCGAGTTCTTGCGCCAAAAGCGAACCATTGATAGGTCTTCTCTAATTCCTCAAAATTTCCCGCCAAAAGGTCTTGTTCGGAGTGCGGATCATCGACCAAAAGTAGGTCAGCACCACGACCAGCGAGGGCGGCACCGACGCCAGTAGCAAAATACTCGCCTCCGGCATTGGTTGACCATCTTCCAGCACTTTTTGAGTCTTGCGCGAGGGTGATAGCAGGGAAAACAGACTTATAGCGTGGGTCTGCGATGATATTTCGCACTTTTCGACCGAAATCGACGGCGAGATCGCCGGTATGCGAGACCATCAGCACCTTCTTATCAGGGAATTTGCCCAAAAACCACGCTGGAAACAACGTGCTGATGAGGTGCGACTTGCCGTGACGAGGTGGTATTGACACCGCGATGCGGTCTTTGAGTCCGTAAGCGATGTTTGTCAATAATTCCGCTAGTCTTTTATGGTGAGTGGCTATAATGTACGTCGGGTCCATGTGCTGACAGAAGGTCAACAAGTCGTCTTGGCACCGTTTTGCGTGCTTCCGACGTTCAAGCTCTTCGAGCACGGCCAAAAGCCGTTCTTGTTCTGACGGAGTCAGCTTGTTGACGTTCGCTAGGGCGAACTGAAGTTCCTGTTCGGTCAGCACGTTCAGCCCAAAACGGCGTCCACGTCAATGGGTGTTACGAGATCGACGGGCGGAGCCAGCACGACCGCCTCCTCAGCGTCCTCTGTACCCATCAACCTGCGCAGCTTGTCGCGCAAGGAGTTCTCAAGATCCACCGTCGAGCGATTGTTAACGGTGATTTCGGTGCGTTCGGTGAACAGACCAACGTCGCTGACCTTCCCGAGCAGCTCAAGGGCTTTCATCCTGATGCGGGGATCAGGATTTTCGCTCTCAAGGACGAGTCTATTGGTGACGTAGTGGCGCAGGCGCTTGGCATCGTGCACCACGTCCATGTCGTACTGGGTCAGGATCGAATTGACATGGTAGGCACCTTCGGGCGTCTCCATCGCGTACTTGATGGTCTTGGGTGCGGCGTCGCCCTTGTTGACGGCGCGGAGCGTCTCACGCGTGGTCTTGCGGACCTCGTCCGGGTTCGGAGGCTCATCCTCGTACCCTTCGGAGATCAAGACCCCAGCAGTGTTGCACGCGGCCTGGGCACGGGCTCTCACCTCGTGGTATGTCATGCTCTTGGGGGCACCGCCTGTAGGCAGCGGGACG